CTAATCTGTTTGTCGAAAAAACCGTGGACGATGCTTACGTTGATAAGATGACAAGACGTGCAGGGTTCTTAACAACAAGCAAAACCAAGCCCTTAATTATTGACAACTTGGCACATTTACTTAGGCAAGGTGAAAGTGGTATAGTGGATATTGAGCTTATAGACGAACTAAGGACTTATGTGGTAGACGCTAGAGGAATAACAAATGCACAGAACGGTTGTTATGATGATAGAATAATGGCATACGCTATTGCTTTGTTTGGATTGAATTCGATGCCAAGAAAGCATAGGCAAACTTTTAAAAGAACTAAAAAACAATATTTTTAAATGAAGATAAAAAACGAAATAGAACCCGGCGGAATTTCAGCAGCCGTAGGTGTAAATGATGAAGAGCAAACTCAACTTAATACACTCGGACAAATACTACAATCAAAATTCACAGAGTACAAAGATGCTCGTGATGATATAGAGAATGATTGGATAGAAGATTTAAGAGCATTCATGGGACAGTACGATCCTGAGGTACTTGCGAAGATTCAATCTAAGGGAGATAGATCCCAAGTCTATGTTGGCTTAACAAGAACCAAGGTGCTTGCAGCCTTCTCAAGAATGACAGACCTATTATTTCAACCCGGTCAGAAATTTTTCTCAGTAGAAGCAACCCCTATAGCTAAACAACCGTTAGTAGAAAAAGAACTAACCGAGGCAGCTGCATTAGAAATTATGCAAGCGGCAGAGGTAATAGACCCCGGACTAGTTGAGGATCTTATTCAATCAAGGTTAAAGGAATTGGAGAAAGAGTTAGAAGAAGAGACAGAAAGAAGAGTTGATAATATGGAAGAGGCTATTCTCGACCAAGCACTTGAAGGCAACCTAGAAGGCAAGATGAAAGATGCCATTATGGAGCAAGTTATATTTGGTACTGGTGCAATGAAGGCAGGTACCCTTAGGGTTGAAAAAAATCATAGATGGGTTAAGTCCGAGGAAGGATTCAATTTAATATATGAGGAAACACCAATGCCAGAAATGGAAGCTGTTTCTATATTTGATTTATACCCAGACCCTTACGCAACATCAATGGATGATATGCGTGATATATTTAGAAGACATATTGTGTCAAGGCAAGAGTTTGTAGACCTTAAGGACTTCCCGGGATTCAACCCCGATATGATTGAGGAGTGCCTAGAGTATCATCCGAAAGGCAACCACGACGAAGAGCAACATGAAAGAGATAGAAGAGACATTGCAAACGTCAACGACAGATCCACAGATACAAACAAGTTTGAAATTACAGAGTATTGGGGTTCATTAAATGGTTACGACCTAGAAGAGGCTGGCATAGAATTTTCTGATGGAGAAGAGTTATCACAAGAATACAGTGCCAACGTATGGACTTTATCTGGTAAGGTTATTAAGGCTCAACTTAATCCCCTTCCCGGTGAAATTATTCCTTACTTTATTTTCCCTTATGAAAAGAACCCACATGCATTCTGGGGTACAGGCGTGCCTAGAATGATGCGTGATTCACAAACAACAATGAATGCGGCTACAAGAATATATTTAGACAATGTGGCTTTATCTTCTGGTCCTATGGTTGAGGTCAATACCGACATCATGGCTTCAGGAGAAGACCCAACTGACTTATATCCTTGGAGAGTATTCCTAAGAGAGGGGGGAGATGGGAACCAGCCCATGGTTAGATTCTATCAACCACAATCTAATTCTCCTGCATTAGTTTCAGTAATTGAATTATTTAGAAGGTTCGCGGATGAAACAACCGCACTGCCTTCATACACACACGGACAAACACAGAGCTCATTAAATAGAACTGCCACAGGTATATCTATTCTTATGAGTAACGCTAACATCGTTCTTAAGTCTGTCATTAAAAATATTGATGACTACTTAACAAAACCGTTGATTAGATCATTGTATGACTGGAATATGACTTGGAACGAAAATGAATTAGTGAAATCAGATATGCGTGTTATCGCTAAAGGCTCAACAGCACTAATACAAAAAGAAGTACAATCACAAAGATTGCTACAGTTCTTGTCATTAATTAATAATCCAATGGACGCTGATTTAGTTAATAGAGAGAAACTCTTAACTGACATAGCCAAGTCATTAGATATAGATCCGAATGAAGTAATAAAAAATGAAAAGGAGATAATGGATGAGCAAGCACTACAACAAGCTATCCTTGCCAGCCAGCAAGGCGGTCAGGGCAATCAAGTCCCAAATGCCGAAGGAATGGTCGGACCTGATGGAAGAAATGGAACGCCTCCGCCAAATGGAGAGGGACCAATTGGAAATAACGGAGGACTACCGCTTTAGCCAAGGGCGTTGCGACATCCTAAAATATATAGTATCTTTGGATACAATTGCCATGAAGGTAATAGAGGCGTTAGGATCCCGAAGGGACACACCTAACATTTATAGTTAATTTTATCGACACACCTACGAGGACCGAGAAAATGGAAAGAGAAAAAACTAGAGGCGAGTTAATCGCTGAAAGGCTTGAACAAGAAGCTGATGAGATGATGAAGCAAGTTGCTGAATCTCAAACGGAATCTGAAGTTGAATCTAAAGGGTTAGCTACTCAAGAAGACGAAACCACAGACACCCCGGAAGAGGTTGTAGAGGAACTAGTTGAAACTTCACCCGATGAATCTCAGGAAACTGAAGACGCATCTGATCAGGAAGAACACGAGATTAAGGAAGAAGATTTTAAATCTGATAAGGGTTTATTGTCTGCTGAACAGTGGGAAGAAAGGTACAAGAATGCTCAGGCACGAATGACCAAGGCAACCCAGAGAGAGAAAGAACTTGAAGCCAAGATATCTGAAATGTCTAATAAGATAACAGCTATTGAAAGCATGAAGTCCGATACAAGAATTGAGAAACAGAAAGAAGAAGTGAATGTTGACCTCGCTGAAATAGTCAAAGACTATCCAGAGATTGTAAAGCCACTTCAACAATACGTTGATGCTCGCATCGCGTCTGTTGACCAAAGAGTGAATCAGGCTACAGAAGAGGTCTTGAAATCTCAAAGAGATGAAGCAGATAAAAAGCATTACGGAGCTATTGCAGATGTACATCCTGATTGGAGGTCCACATCAGACAGTGAAGATTTCACTTTATGGTTGGGTAGACAGTCAAGAATGTGGCAGAGTGCTGCTAGTGAAGGTGATGCACAGGACGTAGTGTCCCTCTTATCAAAGTATAAAAAAGATTTAGGTCTGACTCCAAAAAGTGTTTCCAAAGCGGAAATGGTAGAGAAAGCAAAACAAAACGTTGAGCCAACTTTATCAAAAGCTAGGAAACAAAATATAGGTAGTGCCAAGAGAATATGGTCTGCTCAAGAAATCGGAAGATTATCTGATAAAGATTTTCGTAAGCAAGAGGCTGATATAGATCAGGCTTACAGAGATGGAAGGGTAAAGGCTTAATTGTCTTGTCACTATAAAATTAATTTTTATAAATACTAAGAGGTATTAGAAATGGCATATACACTTTCAAGTGGAGCATTCGCGTTCGCAGCAGGCGAGCAACATTTCATTCCAGAAGTTTTTTCTAAAAAGTTACAAGCTAAGTTTTATTCTCAGACTGTTTTGTCTGAAATAACAACTAACGAGTACGAAGGTGAAATTTCAGGAATGGGTAATAAAGTAAACATAAGAACAGTACCAGCGATCACAGTTGCTGACTACAGTGGTTCTTTATCTTACGCTGACGTAACGTCAGGAACAATCGAGTTAGATATCAACAAGGCTAAAAGCTACGCTTTTAAAGTTGACGATATTCTAAAATCTCAAGCAGATATCGACTACATGAACGAAGCAGCAAACGATGCAGCTCAGAACATGAAAATCGCTATTGAAACAGACGTACTTGGCAATATTGCTGCGGGATCATCTTTAACAGATATCAACGCAACTCCTGCTAACATCACTTCTGCTAACGTGCTTGGGCAAATGATTGAGGCTGGTCAGCAGCTTGATGAAAATAACATTCCAGAAGAAGACAGATTTATGATTATAAATCCTGCCGTTGCTTCAGTGTTAAAGCAGTCAGAGCTAAGACAAGCATACTTAACTGGTGACAGCGTTTCACCATTAAGAAATGGCTTCATAGGAATGGTTGATAGATTCAAAGTTTATGTTTCTAACAACTTATCGACAACATCAGGTGTTACATCTGGTCTTTACGGTCATCCTAAAGCTGTTGCTTTTGCATCTCAAATGACCAACACTGAAACTGTAAGACTTGAGTCTTCATTCGGTGATGGCGTTAGAGGATTGTCTGTATACGGGTACAAAGTTATCCTACCTACAGCTATCGGTGAATTTAAGCTTAAAACTGCTTAATATTAGCTATTGCTATAAAGGGATCTTCGGGTCCCTTTTTTTTGTAAAAAAATAGATAGAAAACTTAGATTTATGGTATCTTTATTAAGGTAAACCAACGAAGGAACTACAAATGACAAAAGACGAACTATTAAAAGTGGCTAAAGAAGAATTCAATGTAGCCTTGAACCCGAAAGAAAAGCTTGTAGATTTAGAGGCTAAACTGTCTTCATTAGAATCCAATAAGGGCGTTAAAGAAGTAAAAGTTAAAAACACAAAAGAGCCTGTAAGCAAAGATCCTATTGCCTCAAAGGGCGAGCATGGAAAGCTTGTTGCTTGGCACCCAACTCACAGGGCAGAGTTTTGGCAGTTTATCTATGACAAGAAACATCTAACAGACGAAGAAGTAGAATCTCTAGGACTATAAATGGCAACTGTTAAAGTAATAGACTTAATAGATAGAGCTGAGGAAATCTTACAGGACACAACTAATGTCAGGTGGTCTCAACAGACTCTACTTAATTATTTAAATGACTCTCAAAGAGAGATTGTTTTATTTAGACCAGACGCGAACCCAGTCAACACAACCCTTACCTTGACTGCCAATAGTGCAAAACAAACACTTCCAAGTGCGGCACTAAGATTGTTGTCAATATATAAAAATACAAACCCAACTACAAAGCCTATTACGAATATTGAAAGAAGGGTACTGGACGACCAGATAGAAGATTGGCACGGATCTACAGGAACTAATGTTGAGCATTACGTTTATGATCCATTAGACCCAAAAGTTTTTTATGTCTACCCCGGATCAACAGCATCAGACGCAACAATAGATATTGTCTATAGCTCATCCCCAACAGACATAACCATAGCAAACTTTGCATCTACCAATACAACAATATCCTTGGATGATGTTTACGCTAACGCTATGTTAGACTTTATGTTGTATAGAGCATACCAAAAAGATACAGAATATGCCGGGGATATGAACAAGGCAGGAGTGTACATGCAGTCATTCCAACAGTCTTTAGGAATTAAAAACCAAGTTGATGCTGGATCTACTCCTAAACCATCAACACCAGCACAATAGTGAAATATGGCAGTAGCAAAAAAGATAGATTCTTTAGCACCTAGGGTAAAAAGAGAAGCCCCAAATTGCCCGTCTTTTATTGTTCTGGATGAGCTAAGGAATTCTTTAATAGACTTCTGTGTAAATACAGATATATATCTATCAGAATTAACATTATTTCAAACAGTCAATGGAATTAACCTGTATGAATCTGGAGATTTAGACATACCTTCTGGAGCTGAATTAAATCATATAATAGATATATTTTCAGAGTTCGGAGATTCGTCAGTTCAAATTTCAGAGAAAAGCCTTACCAGACTAGACCCTAAACCCCTCATAGGATCACCTTCATTGTTTGATGCTTATGGCAAAGGAAGACCAAGGTACTATAGTCAGAAGGATCAAGATACTATTCTGTTTGCCCCAACCCCGGACAAAAACTATTCTCTATATGCTTTATATAGCTTAAAGCCAACCGCAACCGCAACAACCGTACCTAGCGTAATAATTAATGAATATCAAGAAGCTATAGTTCATGGTGCACTTTACAGACTACAAATGATGAAAGACAGCCCATGGACTGACCTCCAAGCCGCAGACCTCAATAAAAAAATGTATGATAAGGCAGAAGCAGTTGCAGTAAGAAAATCTAAGTATGGAGGTGTTGGAGCACCACTAACTGTCAAGTATCAGGAGTTTGTATAATGGCTTATTCGGAAACAATAAAATTAGTTAAAGGGGACACCCTCCCAGAACTAACCATATCTTTAAAAGATAGCAATACTGCCGCAGCTGGAAAAACGCTTGACCAAGAAGACCCAACAACCTTTGCACCTATAAATGTTACTGGTGGAACCGTTAGGGTTAGAATAAGACAAATAGGAACTACAGTAATATTAAAAACAATAGTTGCAACAATAACTGCGGCAACAGATGGAAAGGTTAGTATGCTCTTCCCAGCCGATACCTTCGCAGCAGCCGGGTTCTTCGAGGCAGAAGTTGAGTACACGACATCTGGTGGAAACATACAAACCGTTGGCGACTTAATAAAATTAAGCGTGAGAGATGATTTTGACTAATGGCTATAAAAATACTAGTAGAATATCCCTCTCTATATATTACAGCCACAACACAGAAACTAGCATCACTATCTTTATCTAGCGATCCATCTGCTCTCTTACAATATGTAGACCTAAATACCTCAGCAGATTACGTTAAACTTAATACTGCATTATTTTTAGACTCAGAAACTAAGAACCTTTACTTCTCTTCTCAGTATGATTCACCTCAAGTGCAGGTCATATCAATGTCAGAAAGTTCTGCCTTTGATTTTGTTAAGTCCTTGGATGATAGTTTCTCATTTAATGATAGTCAGCTATCTAAAGACCTTGGCAAGTTTGTATCTGAGAGCGTGTCTTTCTTGGAAGATGTTGATATATCAGTTATTTACTTTAGGAACTTTGACGAGAGTCTGTCGTTTACCGACAATGAAACACTGGCTTTTAGTTTAAATAAACAAGATTCAACAACAATTATAGAAGATAGTTTTATCAACACCCTTCTATCCAAGGCTGACACAGCAACATTATCTGAAGCATCGACAATATCTACAAGTATAGCTAAGAGCGATTCTGTATCTATGTCTGAATCATTTAACAGGGTCGTATCTTTTATAAGATCTTTCTCAGACTCAGTAACTCTGGATGATTTAGCAAGTGCTGAGGATCCATTGCAAACAGATAACATTCTAAACAAGGGCAACTTTGCAACGGTTACTGATGAGCTTGCATATTCAATATCCTTTCCTAGATCGGACTCAATATCTTTCTCTGACTCACCCGCCTATGCATTTGCTACAAGCAGGGCTGATTCCGTATCTTTGGCTGAAAGTTTAAGCTTTGGCTTTAACTCAATAGCATCCGATAGCACTTCACTATCTGATGTAGAAGTGATATCTTTTGCAAAGAGTTTATCTGATTCAATAAGCGTCACTGAATCTATTATTATTGAACTAATAACGGGTGCAAACGGACTAGTATTGAACGAGGCTAGACTCAACACTAATGTATTAAATTAGGAGATTTAAATGTTAAATGATGGATTAAAACTTACAGGTAAGTTAAGCATTGCAATCAACAATGAAGTTGTGCAAGAAATACCAAACCTAGTTGTTACTGCTGGAAAGGGATACGTTGCTTCAAGAATGAAGGATGCTACTGCTACAGCTATGTCGCACATGGGAATTGGTACTGGATCAACAGCCGCTGCGGCATCCAATACAACATTAGGAACTGAGGCAGGAAGGGTGACTTTAACGTCAACAACTGTTTCTTCTAATGAGGTTGAATATGTAGCAACGTTTGCAGCTGGAACTGGAACTGGAGCTATCACAGAGGCAGGTATTTTGAATGCCTCTTCAGGTGGAACTCTTCTTTGTAGAACAGTATTTTCTGTTGTAAACAAAGGTTCTTCAGATGCAATGACTATTACTTGGACTGTTACAGTAAGTTAATTTTAAGGAGTTATAAATATGGCTGTTAAGTTTACTAACAACGCCAGAACAACTCTTGCTGCTGACATAACAAATAGTGCAACCACAGCAACAGTTACTAGTGGTGCGGTATTCCCAGAGTTAAATGCTGGCGAATACTTTTATTGCACGTTTGATAATGGCACAAACAATGAAATTGTTAAGGTTACGGCAAGGAGTGGCAACACCCTAACCATTGTCCGTGGCGTAGATAATTCAACTGCAAGGGCATTTGTGGCAGACGATGCCGCAGAGCTTAGGGCTACCGCAGGACTATTAACAGACATACAAGAAAACCTTGCAGCTAAGTCTGCAAACCAAACAATATACAATGCCACAACTGCATCTAATGCAACGGCATACGATATAGGAATTGATCCGGGTCAGGAAAGCAATGCCATGGTATTCCTAAATGGTGTTATGCAACATCATGATACTTTTTCATTTAGCTCATCCACACTAACCTTTGATACAGCCCCGGTAAACGGAACCGCCCTAGAGGTGATAGTAGATAACCTTATTAATCTACAAAGTTCTAACCTAACAACTGATACTTTTACAGCCACATCTGGACAAACAGCCTTTGTTTTATCCGACGCACCAGCAGCCGAGAACAACTTAATAGTATTTATAGATGGTGTATTCCAAGACCAGAGTAACTATTCTATAAGCGATCATACCCTTACACTTGCTACTGGAGCAGTAGTAGGCAGAACCGTAACCGTTTATATAATAAACCCTGTCAATATAGGTACGCCAAGCGATGGCACGGTAACAACTTCAAAACTTTCTGGCAATATAACAATGCCGGGAACACTAACAGTCGGTGCTTTCGATGTAGCCTTCGACTCCCCTACATTCTTTGTAGATAATTCTAATTCACGTGTTGGCTTGGGAACAGCAACCCCGAGTGTGCCCGTGGATATAGTTGGTGAAGTAAAAATATCTAGCCATCTTACTTTAGGCACTACCAGTAAAGTTCAGTTTGGAGACTCGGGCACTTACATACACCAATCAGCAGACGGTGTATTAGACCTAGTATCTGACACAGAGATAGAGATCAATGCCACTACTATAGACGTAAATGGTGCTTTAGATGTGTCTGGTGCTATAACAGGCACACTAGCTACAGCAGCACAACCTAATATTACAAGCGTTGGAACTCTTACAGCTCTTACAGGTGGTACTGGAGACTTAAACTGGGATAGTGGAACTTTATTTGTAGATTCTTCTGCTAATGCTGTTGGA